GTACTCCCTGGAAACATACGGTTCCCCTACCTGGTACTGGGACAGGGCGGTTTACACCTACCCCCTGTGGATTGCCAAGAAGTTCGACATTCCCCTACTGGTCTACGGCGAGAACATCAGCTACGAATACGGAGGCCCCGGCGCCGAAGACACACCAAGCGCACTGGGCCAACTCCAGAACGCTGTTGCCAACGCCTACACGCCGGACGACTTCTTTGACGCAGGTGTCGAGTGGAACAGGACTTATATTGTTCATCCGCCTGCTGAGCTGGATAAGGTTGAGCCTGTCTACCTCAGCTATTTTGTCCCCTGGAGTGGCACGCGCAATATGCTCGTCGCCAAGGCCTATGGGTTCAAGGAGCTTGTGGGCTGGGAAAAGAGAGAAGGATATATCGAGCAATACGACCAGATTGACGCCATTGGTTATCTGGTTCACTGCTGGATGAAGTATCCCAAATATGGCCATGCCCGCGCCACCGACGTCGCCAGCTACTGGATTCGTGAAGGACTGCTCAGTCGTCAGCGCGCCATGGAACTGGTCAGGAAGGAAGACTATAAACTGGACAATAACGTCCGTGATGACTTCTGCGCGTTCTGCGGATACACGGAAACCCAGTTCCAGCATGTTATCGATGACTGGTACAACCCTGCAATCTTCGAACAAATTGAAGGACAGTGGGTCCATATCGAGAGCAGGTAGACATCATGCTATTCGGCAAGACAATCACCTGTATCATTCCCGCTAAAGGAAGTTCACTGCGAGTTAGCGGGAAGAACCTTAGGCTGTGCGACGGGGTGCCACTCGTCGCACACGCCTACAGGTTGGCCGTGCAATCTGAAATCTTCGACGACATCATTGTCTCAACAGAGAGCGAGAAAGTCTATGACGCCGTTCATAAGATGGGCTACCGTTCCATCTACAGGCGTCCGGCGGAACTGGCCAATTCACGCTCCAGCGTATGGGATGCCGTCCAGCACGCCGTGCAGTGGGTAGCGGGACGCTATCGGAATACCTACTTTGTTTCCGACTTCGTATGCCTTCTTCACCCAACCAGTCCATGCGTGACAGTTCCTACGGTACATAACGTGATGAAGTGTTTTGTAGCGTCCGGAATTGATGCCATTACAACCTGTACCAAGGCGTCTCCGTATACATTTAGAGGGGGCCAGACACCTGACTTCTCCAGGGCAACCAGCTCTGACATGGATATGCCATACTACTCGCTCAACAACGCCATCAGTGCCGTCACCTGGAAAGTCGCGTTAGATGGGACCAACCCGTGGAAAACCAACATTGAATGCGTCGCAATCCCCTTCGACGAGGCGATTGACATAGACACCGAAAGAGACATCTACGTCGCAGAAGCTATTTTACAATGGAGACACCAGAATGCGAAAGTTGCCCAATCCCTTACAAGACCTTTACATGGAGTGCGCATCAGGAACGATGCGGGAGAAGGACGAGACGCTGGCCCCGTTCCCGAAGCTGATTGACATCGAACTGACTAACCGCTGTAATTATACCTGCGTTATGTGTCCAACCGGCCAGGGCCGCGTGGAGCGAGCTAAGGGTGATATGTCTGAGCATACCCTACTGAAGGTGCTTGACGAAGCGGCAGACCACGGTACGGCTATACGCTATATACGCTGGGGCGAACCTATGCTCTCTCCGTTGCTTGACACGGCAATTATAGAGACTCGCCAGCGCGGTCTTATATGCCATATAAACACCAACGGAAGCCTGTTGGATACGGAATGGGCGCATTTTTTTGTATTCAGCGGGCTCGATAGTATCAAGTTCTCCTTCCAGGGGGTTGATGAAAGAACCTATCGGCTGATGCGCAATTCGGTAGGTTATCGTGATTTACTGTCTAAAATCAAGATGTTGCATGATTTCCGGGAGCACATGCGAGCCGACAACCCCTTCATTCAGATTGGGACCACCGTTACCACTGAACCTGACTCGGTGATTGAGACATTTAAGGCCGAAGTTGACAGCATTTGCGATGCTCTCTATATTGGAAAGACGAGGGATTTGCGTGTAGAGACACCTTCAAGTTCCTACTGCGAGTGCCCCGAAGTCTTTAATAAGTTATCGGTCAACTGGGACGGGTCGGTCACGGCCTGTTGTGGAGATTACGATAACTTCATGCTCATTGGCAACTTAGAGAGTCAATCGCTGGAAGAAATCTGGAACGGAAAGCCGCTTCAAGAGATTCGACAGAAACTGATAGAGTACCGGCATGGGGACTATTACCTGTGCAGTCGGTGCGCAAGGAGTCTGTTATGAAGGTTGATGCCCCGTTTATCTTCTGCTATAACGAGCTGTTTAAGTACCTGCACCAGTTTGGAAGCCCGACAGTGCTTCGCTTCTGGGAGCTTCTCGCCGACGCCATCCTGGGCGATTTCAGGAGGCTGGCAGAGACAGAAGGTGTGACTGGAATGGCTCAGTATTGGTGCAGGACATTGCGCGCGGAAGGCGCCCTGTTTGACATGGACATAGGCGTCGAGCAGGACTATGAGTCGCTCCTTTTGTTCATAAGCGACTGCCCAAGCAGGCGGAAGATGAAGGAAGCGTCGATTGAACCTTATACGGATTATTGTGGACACTGCCAGGCACTATACGGAGCTGTTGTCCAAAATCTCGGATATGACTATCAACAGTGGCCAACGGAGACAGGATGCGAAATAAGGATATGCAAGGGTTCGTGCTCCTCGGAAACGGAGGACACGCCTCCAGTTGCCGAGACATTGTAGAGTCCATACGGGATTACAGTATATCGGCTGGCGGACGACTGCGCATTGCCGAGGTCATCGAGGACACTCGCGTCCTGACAAGCGAGGAGTGGGATGACCTTGTCAACCATTCCCCTGCCTTCATTCTTGGCATAGGGCAGATTCACGATGCAAATCCGCGTATGGACGCCGCCTGGGAAATACACAAACGCGGCGGACGAATAGCTACTCTGATTTCGCCATTCGCCAGGGTGTCTCCGGATTCCATCATAAGAGAGGGAACCGTTGTCATGCCTGGCGCCGTCGTCAATCGGGGAGCTGTCGTTGGAGACTGCTGTATCCTCAATACCGGTTGCATTGTCGAACACTTTGCCAACGTACAGGCGTTCACGCATATCTCCACCGGAGCTGTTATCAACGGCGACTGCATCGTCGGTCAGCGTTCATTTATCGGCAGTAATGCCGTCCTACTCAATCAAATCACCGTAGGCCATGACATTACCGTCGGGGCCGGAAGCGTCGTCACCAAGAACCTCAGCGAAAAAGGAATCTACTGTGGAAACCCAGCCGTCTTCCTCAAGCCAAAGGATTAAAATCGTAGCCGAAGTCGGCTGTAACCACAGTGGGCACCTAACGGCGGCATGTGACATGATTGCTAAGGCCAAGTTCGCCGGAGCCGATGCCGTGAAGTTCCAGTCGTACCGTACCGACCAGTTGGTACATCCGGAGGACATTGCAGACTTCTGCCGAAAAAGCGAACTGAGCGAAGATGACCATCGGATTCTGATGGCTGAATGCGAGGAACAGGACATAGAATTTATGTCCTCTGCATTCGACCTGGAGAGCTTTTACATGCTCTGCGAACTGGATGTCCAGACCATCAAGATTCCATCCGGCCAACTGTTTAACCACGTGTTGCTTCGCGCCGCCGCCGAGTCCGGAAGAACTATTTACCTGTCTACCGGAATGTCAGACTGGTCAGATGTCGTTACATCGGTGGAACTGATGCGGGCGCATGGGATGGACATGGATAAATTCGTGCTCATGCAGTGCACCAGCGCCTATCCGTGCCCGCCTGAAGCTGTCAATCTTCGCGTGCTGGATACCTACAGCAAGGTATTCAAGTGCAGGGTAGGGTACAGCGACCATGCAGAATCTCCTGCGGCGGCTATTCTTAGCGTGGCCTTTGGGGTGTCCGTAATTGAGCACCACTTCATCCTGGGCTCAGTCGGCTTGGAAAAATACGACATTGCCGAAACTCCGGACGAACCTGTTTCACTGCCGCCCTTCCCGTTCAAGGTGATGGTAGACAGAATAAGGCAGGCAGAGAAGTCTCTTGGAAGTGGCATCAAGTTTGTCCATGAGGCTGAGGAACCGATGTTACACAGGAGAGACGTCCAACTATAACCGACCGAACGTCTCCCTCTGATTGACACTCAATAAATTGGAGACGTTCATGGCCAGTATGCAATACACTTACGCGGACCTCAAGAACCGGGTTAGCCGGTTCCTGGGAACCTATGGCTCATCGGGCCCCACCGGAACAGACTTAACGGACGTAGAGGACTATGTTCGAAGCGGATACCTCAAGTTCCTGATGCGGTACGACTGGACATTCCGCCGAAAATATACCTCACTCAGTACGCAGACGGGACAGAACACCTATTCACTTCCGCCGGATTACGGTGGAATGCGCACACCGTTTCAATTCACCGAACCGACCGCTTATCCTCCGATGGAGGAACGCGCGGAGTCCGAACTTGCTGAACTTCAGTCCCTGGGGCAGTTCAACAGTTACCCGCAATATTACGCCATCCGAGCAGGCGCCTATCAGCCTCAGGTTGGACAACTGTACGAAGTGATGATGTGGCCGACGCCGAACGCTGAGCTGACCATGTACTACAGTTATTATTGGATGCCTCCCAAGCTCGAAAACGACACCGATGTTCCGGTCGGAGGTACAGAGCATACAGAGACCGTTCTCAAGTTCTGCCTGGCCGCCGCTGAGGAGGAGGCCGATGAGGTGAACGGCGTCCAGACCCAGGCCGCTGAACGTGAGCTGGCCAACTCCATTCGCATTGACAAGATGCGAGAACCTCGAACACTTGGAGACATGAACTACGGACGCGGAACAACCGCGTGGGAAATAGCCCGTGAAGGCGGACGAATCAATCGAGTTTCTTACAATCTATAGGAGTACAATATGAGTCAGGGAAATTTGTTATTTCAGATGCAGAACTTCGACGGACCTACCCCGTCAATCACGCCTGTTTCGGTCCTGAGATTTCCGGATGCGACGTATAACCACCTGACCTACGTGGGCTATGTTGCCGGAGCCGTCAGCCTGTACTGCACCACGGCCAACACGTTTGGCGTCGGTTGCGTTATGTTCGACACAACGGGCGTGTCAGGTGTAAACGCAGACGCCGGGCCGATGGTCAACACGGGCACAGCCGCCAGTCCCTCCTGGGTAATTATCACCTAAGACATTTGACGAAGCTTCATGCTTTTACCCTCCTGCGGGCGCAACTGGCAGGTTGCGCCCGCATTATAAGGACTGAATCTATGGCAAATGTAAAAATCGGATTTCCGATAGAGGGCATCAATAAGAACTGGCCCAACTCGACACAGCCCAAGTCTACCAGTCCGGACCTGATGAATGTGCGTCCGCGTGACGTTTCAGAACAACGAACGCGCGGAGGCCAGCGTCCAGGTCTGGATAAGTGGGGAGAAGGAACACTGGTAGGAGGCGCTGAACAGCCGGTTGTCGCTATCTGCACAGTAAACGCCGTACAGGACTAAAGAATGGCAGATATTACGTTCGGTCGCGTTGTTGTCACATTACGGCGTCTTCTAACGACGGGCACGACGAGGACTATGTACCTCCATACCTATCTGGCTGACGCTGAGTATAAGCCAACTGGGAGTGCCCTGGATACCGCAAGCATCGTCCTTCCTGGTACACAAGACAGCGGCTTCTCTTCATTTACATTTGTCATCGGCTATGTGGCGCAGACGACAAGCAATTACTGCTTCATCTTCTCTGTCCCTGACATAGCCTCAGACAACAGCGAAGGACAGGTTTTTATCAGAAGGGCGTCCTCTGTTGCAGAAGACCAGAGAGGAATATTCAGTGGGGACGGAGGTTCATCTTATTCGGTCTCCCTGACCATCATGCCGTCGTATGCTTTGTACGACTCGGCATTCGGTGGCAATGTTTTATCCTCTTCGTCAGAGAGCATTCTTAATGCTATCCCTATTCGCGGCAACGTCCAGGCTGGGTTTTGTTGGATTCAGGTTTCGGGGAACCCTCCTGAACAGGCCGATAGTCCGTTTCCGGAAGACGCGGAAACATCGGTTCCTCCTGGAATGTCAATCCCCTTACTGTGGAAGGACCCAGGCTCCGGAGAAGCAAATGCCGCCACGGGGTTTGATGTCTGGGTGGACAAGGGAATCATCGAAGGCGAAGTGAAGGTAGCCGATAATATTTTCGACTCCGCAACATTCGACGGAGAGACATATTTTTATTATTATATACCCGAAGCATTCCATTCCAGCGGCTCCTATCTGAAGACGCTGACAAGCTACACCTGGTGGATTGTTTCAAAGAACGCAGATGGTGACACAGAAGGAGTACACTGGACTTTTTCCACGTCTGGAACAGTCGGTCTCGGTAAACCGATTGAACCTACACCGGCGACAGGAGCGACAGCTATTTCGCCAACGCTCAGTACCCTCTCCTGGAAGAACGGAGGAGGAGCCAGTTCGTTTAACATTTATTTCGGAACATCCGGAAACCTGTCGTTCGTCAGGTCGGTTGATGCGGACAGCTTAAGCCTCTTCGCCGTGCAATCCATATCCGGCGGGCTTTTGCCACTGAAGGGCTCGACGACACATGCCTGGAGAGTTGATGCTGTCAATGCGCTGGGGTCTGTCACCGGAGACGAGTGGACATTTGCAACATCGACGTTAATCAGTCCGATAAACACAGCAAGTAATATGATGGCGACGCGTCGCATTCTCCTGGCCGCCGCCGATGATACCATATGGTATGAGGAATAACAATGACAGCGAGTAACTATTTAGAGGCGGCAATTCTTGACCACATCTTCAGCGAGGCCTCGTTTACGGCGCCGACCTGGTATGTTGGCCTATCGGTCTCGGACCCAGGCGAAGATGGAAGCGGGCTTTCGGAACCCACAGACTCCGTCTATGTCAGGCAGGCCGTGGGTTCGACAACGCGGACAGATAATGCCGTTGTCAACGACGCAGACATCGAGTTTCCAACGGCGACGGCAAGCTGGGGAACAATCAACTACTTCGCCCTGTTCGACGGAGTAACGGCTTCCACAGCCAATATTCTTGGGAGCGCGGCTCTTGCCGTTCCCAAAGAGGTTGGTATCGGAGACACGGTTAAGTTTGCCGCAGGAGCGCTTACGGTGACGATGAGCTGATGGCATTATTCGACCATTACAATACGGGCGACACGGATTCCTACGGGTTTTTCCTGGACTTCTGGGAAGGACAGGTCTTCACCGCTACGGACACGTATGACGCAACCTCTATCCGGGTGAAGATGTTGAAGTCGGGTTCTCCAGGAACAATTACGGTATCATTAAGGAATGCTTCAGGAGGTCTTCCGACTGGAGCAGACCTTGGGTCGGGTACGACGGACGGAGATACCCTGACGGAAGACAATGCTGGAGAGTGGCGCGAAATTACGTTTTCACCTTCCATTGCAATTACGTCAGGCAATAGTTACGGTATCTGCGTGCGCTGCGCCGGGATGCTCGCTGGCATCCGCGTTGATTTCAGCGCGTCTCCGGTTTACAGCGGCTACGAATGTATTAGCGAAGACGCCGGAGCTAACTGGAGTACCAACGGTAATGCGGTGGTGCTGTTCGAGTTGTACGGCACATCCGGGGGCGGAAGTACCGTAGAGCTCGAAGGTTCACTTCCGTTGACAATGACGTTAATGGAATTTCCGATTGTTGAGCTGACGGGAACCATGCAGATTCAGTCCTCCCTGTCGGGGCGCATCTATAAAAAATTCAAGACAGACAGGACTGTTTCCCAGCGACGTATTGTGGTGGCAGGAAATAATCAGATTTATTACGAGGTTATATAATGGCCGGAACACTGGTAGTCATATCGGACTCAATTGGAGACGTTGATACGTCCGACCAGTTGATGATATTCGAAGCGTATCAGAAGGCGCTTATTGTCAACGGCGAAAACCTGAAGGTGGCGGACTTTATCAATACGCGCCTGGCAACAGCGGATATTGTAGCCACTGCATCGAATACATTTCCGCTTCACGGAACCTCTCTGTTCGGGGCCACAACCAGTGCCGCCATGGTGGCCGACTATGTAACTGCCGCAGACGGCTCTGCGTATGTCTACGGATATGTGACGACAAGCCAGCCCTTCCTGAGCACGGAAGTCGTCACCGGAACCAACCCGATTGATTCGACCACCATCAGCTTCACCATCAATGCCGAACCTGTAGCTCACCCTCACTGGTATGACTGGGAACCTTATCCAGGCGGGACGTTTGGAGAGATGCCTGAGAAAGCCTATCTGGGATGCCTCTATCGAGGACGTGCCGTGCTTAGTGGAAACCCGAAGTTCCCGCATCAGTGGTGGATGAGCAGGCAAGCCAACATCTGGGACTGGGCCTTCCTGGCCACAGATGCACTCAGTCCTATTTCAGGCGCCAACTCAGATGCCGGAGAACTGGGCGACATTGTCAGGTGCTTGATTCCCTGCGGCGACGACTACCTGGTCTTTGGATGCGCCTCCCAGGTCTGGCTTCTTCGCGGGGACCCGGCGGCTGGCGGAACACTGGACAAGCTGTCAGGCACCACCGGAATCTTCGGTCCCTTGTCATGGTGCTGGGATTCCCAGCGTAACCTATACTTCTGGGGCTCACAGGGAATATACCGGATGTCACCTGAGTTTGGAATTGAAAATCTGACTCAGGACAAGCTTCCCGACCTGATAAAAGACGAAGGTGCCAATCCTTCGACACACCGAATCACGCTCGGATTTGACCAGATTCGCCAGGGCATTGTGGTTTCTGTTGTCGAGTTAGACAGCGGGTCGAACTCCTGCTACTGGTACGACATCCGGACAGGAGGATTCTTCCCTGAGGTATACCCGACGCAGTGCGGCGCCTACTGTCAATACTACTACAACGCCAACGCCGCGTCCCTGGCAGACCTGCTGATTGGATGTAAGGACGGGTATATCCGTTCGTTTAAGGACGCGGCAACGATGGATGACACGGGAAGCACCGAAACCGCTATTGAAAGCCGGATGTTTGCCGGTCCTGCGCTGACGGCCAGGGACGCCGACT